ATTATTTTTTCTCAGAAGACAATAAAATATATTGTATCTGGAGTCATAATTACGCTGAACATCCAGGCCATGAGATTGTTGCTGTTTATCCATATATAACAAAAGATAATAAAATAAAACAGTTGTGGTCTTGCGTGCCTTCCGAAGAAACAGGAATAATTAAAAGATTCTATCAAGAAGATCCTAGATGGCAAGATGTTTATCTTAAGACAATGAATGGCCCAGAAAAAGTTGAAATAATAGAACAGATAGATATGACATCCGAAGATACTATCTATGCACATTCTGTAACTGGTTCTGGGAGTTATTTTGTTGGTGGTCTTTGTGCGACAGCAAGATTAAATGAGAATTGGGATTATGAAAATATGAGACCGATTGATGGAACTGTTACGATAATTTCTGCTGGAAACGGCAAACCACACCAAAGAGTAATAAATATTGATCATTCTACCAATGAAAATTCAGTATGGTGTCCAGAAGATCAACACTGGAAAAACCATTGGAGATTTAAATAAGGAATTAAATTATGGAAATGTTGGATATCTTTAGAATTCCAGTCTATTCTTTTAAATTTGAAGAGCATGAAAAATTTAAACAGAGCTGGAGTCAATATCTAGATGAATATGATTACTCAAAAAATAAAAAACTAAAAAAGAATCATTTTGATATAACCGGACCCAATTTACATAAACAACAATTGTTTAATCCGATTAGAGTTTTCTTTTTACAGTCTATTTATGAGATGATGAGTGATATTACTCTAAATCATGATGTAGGTATCACGAGTTGCTGGGGCGTGAAACAGGGTCATAATGGATATCATCATGTGCATACGCATGGTAACTCTCTTTTTGGAGCTGTCTATTATCTAGATTCTGACGCACAAAACCCATCTGGTACGATATTCCAAAATATTCTTGGTGATTTTATGAGTATCCGTATGGGGCAAAATTCCAGAAAAACAAATTTTACTACTACTTTTAATAGCGAACATCATGTGCCATGGGAAGAGGGTAAACTCGTAATATTCCCAGGTTGGCTAAGGCATACTACTAAGACAAACAAAGGCGAGACTAGAAAGATTATCGGCTTTAATGTTATGCCAATAGGTAAGACTCTTATTGATCCATATGATAGATATGATTATCAGGATTTCAGGGATCGTGAAATGTTCGGGGATGATTTATAATAAATACAATAAACATCAACCACGGAAGTAAAAAATGGCAGTTCCAACAACCAGAGACCAATTTAAAGAATATTGCCTCCGCAAGTTAGGTAAGCCTGTTATTGAGATTAACGTAGATGATGATCAGGTAGACGATCGTGTAGACGAGGCTCTTCGCTATTTCTGGGACTATCACTTTGATGGTTCTGATAAGATGTATTACAAATATCAGGTTACTCAGACTGATATTGTCAATCGTTACATTACGATGCCAGATAATATCATTGGAGCTGTAAATCTATTCCCAATCGGTCAGGCTCTCAACACCAACAATCTGTTTAACATCCGTTACCAGATCGCATTGAACGATCTATACACCCTTACATCGGTCTCGATGGTTCCTTATTACATGGCTCTACAACACGTTCAGTTCCTAGAGCAGATGCTAGTCGGCCAACAGCCATTCCGTTATAATCGCCATATGAATAGATTCTATATCGATATGGATTGGTCTATCATCAACGTAGGCGATTATATTATCGTTGAGGCATATCAGATCGTCAATCCTGACGAATACACTCGCGCATGGGGCGACCGTTGGTTGGCTCGTTATGCTGAATGTCTGATCAAAGAACAGTGGGGTCAGAATCTTAAAAAGTTCAACGGTATGCAACTTCCAGGTGGTCTTACTTTTAATGGTCAGAAGATCTATGATGAAGCAGTAGAAGAGCGTAAGAATCTAGAGACAGAGATGATCAATACTTACAGCTTGCCTGTTGCAGATATGATCGGATAGCGCGACCGTTTTATATAAATACTTTTGTAAAAATATTTTTTATAGGAGTATAATATGGAAAAATACGGATTTGTTTATATCTGGTTTGATAAAAAACGTAAAATGTATTATGTAGGATGTCATTGGGGAACAGTTAATGATGGATATATTTGTTCATCAGATAGAATGAGAAAGGCGTATAATAGAAGAAATAATGATTTTGTTAGAAAAATAATAATTGATAAAATTTCTAGTAGAGAAAAAATGTTTGAAGAAGAATATAAGTGGCTTTCTTTTATAAAAGAGGAAGAGCTTGGTAAAAAATATTATAATTTACGTAAACATAAATGGGGTCACTGGGCTACCGATGTTAATTCTTCTTTATCGATAAAACAACGCATTTCCGAAAAAACAAAAGAGGCTATGAATCGTCCAGAAGTTCGTGAAAAATATCTTGCTGGATTGGCAAAAAGAAACAATAGAGCTTCTGAACCAGAAGTTAGAGCTAAAATGAGTGTTTCTAATAAAGGTAAAAATACTGGGAAAGATAATTCAAAAGCAATAGCTATGGCTGCAGCTGCTAATCGTGGTAGAAAATTATCAGAATCTCATAAAAATAGAATAAAAGAAACAACTATCTTCAAAGAACTAAATAATAAAAAAATCAAATGTTCTCATTGTGATTTTGAGGGTAATGCTGGAAACATAGGTCGATATCACAATGAAAAATGTAAACAAAAATTCGTTTGCAATTAACCTTTTAACAGGAGGTTAAGATTAGCACTAATTTTTATTTCAACAACTTTCAATCAAGCCAAGAGCAACAGCTTCTCGAGAATCTTATCATCGAGGCTATTCGCATATATGGCGAGGACATGTATTATGTTCCTCGTAATCTTGGTAATTATGATCAGTTGTTGACGGCTGATGATCAGTCGGTTTATAACTCAGCGTTTCTTGTTGAATTTTATATTAAGTCTGTTGATGGCTTTACGGGCGATGGTAATTTTATGTCTAAGTTTGGTCTTGAGATCAGAGACCAAGTTACATTCTCTATTGCTCAGAGAGTATTCAATGACGAGATCGGTGCGTATACTTCATTCGTAAGACCACGAGAAGGCGATCTAATCTATTTCCCACTGAATAAAAAATGTTTCCAGATTAAATTCGTTAACAAGTTTGAGATGTTCTACCAGCTCGGAGCATTACAGACCTGGGAAATGACATGTGAATTGTTTGAATACAGCGATGAAGTGTTTAATACTGGCATTCCTGAGATTGATATCATTCAGACTAAATTCTCAACCAACATCCTTGATTATTCTATCAGAGATGAAGATGACAATTGGTTAACCGATGAAGATGATAATTACATTGTTGTTGAAGCATGTAATCTAGAGACTATTGTTCCAGGCGCTGAGAATGAAACATTAGATAATGGTTCTAATAATTTCTCATTAGGTTCTTCTTCGTTTATTGACTTCAGCGTCAGAGATCCATTCAGCGAAGGTGTTGTATAATGTTTTATCAAACTTATTATCATTCTATTATACGCAAATATGTTACTCTGTTTGGGACTTTGTTCGATTCTATCAGTATTACTCGCACACACAATGGTGCGATGACAGAACTGATTAAAGTTCCGATTACATATTCACCAAAAGAAAAGATGCTAGCTCGTCTGAATTCTGATCCTAATATTGATCGTCAGACAGCAACTCCTACGCTACCATTGATGGCATTTGAGATGACCAATATATCATACGATGGTAACAGAAAATTGAATACTGTAAATAAGGTCGTAGTAAGTCAGGCGAATAATGCTAATATTATGAAATATCAGTATAACCCAGTACCATATAATATTGGGTTTAAATTGCATATCATGGTTAAGAATGCTGAGGACGGCACTAAGATTATTGAGCAGATCCTACCATATTTTACTCCTGACTGGACTACTACAGTACAGCTCATTCCTGAGATGGAAATTACCCAAGAGATACCAATCATATTAGATACAGTCGCCCAAGAAGATGTTTATGAGGGTCAATTTACAGAACGTAGATCTTTAACATGGACTTTAGATTTTACACTCAAAGGTTTTATCTATGGCCCAGTTAAGACTGGTGCTATCATTAAATTTGCTAATACTGTATTCTATACTCCAACAGTTGCTGATGGTGCGATATCAACAGTTGTTGGTAATACTAATCCTGCTGCTTTCTTACAGACTCAGCCTGGATTGACATCTAACGGCCAACCAACAGCAAATAGTTCTGCTTCTATCGACCCGAATCTAATTACTGCAACTTCTGATTTTGGTTATGTTCAAACGAATACAAATACAGGTGTTTGATGACTGCTAATAATGATCCTGTCTGGAATGCTCTAGGAGTAACTCCCCCAGCCAAAACTGAGAGCGTTGTTGCTACTATTGTTGCTTCGGCTAAAGACGATAGTGCTATGACCGACTTCAATCTAGCTCGTTCAAATATACATGAGGTAATTCAAAACGGTTCTCATGCTATAGATAAATTATCCCAGATCGCGGATGCATCTCAACACCCAAGAGCGTTTGAAGTTCTAGCCACATTGTTAAAAGTGCAGCTAGATGCTAACAAAGATCTAATGGAATTACAAAAGAAAATCCGTGACATACAAGCTGCTGATGAGCCACACAACCAAGATGCAAAACAGGTAACGAATAATCTGTTTGTTGGTTCTACATCAGAGCTTCAGAAAATGATAGAGAATATGAAAAATGGATCCAACGATCAAGTCGTATAACGGCAACCCTAATCTAAAGAGAGCACAGCAAAAGATTCAATTCACTCCTGATATGATTCAGGAATGGCTCAAGTGTTCTCAAGACCCAGTTTATTTTACTGAAACTTACATGAAAATTATCAGTATTGATAAGGGTCTAATCAGTTTTAAATTGTATGATTATCAGAAAGAGATGCTCCGCTCTATGAAAGATAATCGTTATACGATTATTGCTACTGCACGTCAGGCTGGTAAATCGACTACGACCTGTGCTTTCATTCTCTGGTATGTATTGTTTCACGGCGAAAAGACAGTCGCTCTATTGGCCAACAAGGGGGAAACCGCCCGTGAAATTATGGGACGTATCCAGCTAGCGTTCCAACATCTTCCAAAGTGGTTACAACAGGGCGTAAAGGAATGGAACAAAGGTTCGTTCGAGCTTGAAAATAACAGCCGTGTTATCGCTTCTTCAACAAGCTCCGACAACATTCGTGGTTATTCTATCAACCTTCTGTTCATCGACGAAGCAGCGTTCATTGAAAATTGGGACTCTTTCTTCACCTCAGTTTATCCTACTATCTCGTCTGGTAAAGATTCAAAGATTGTTCTCGTATCAACGCCGAATGGCCTGAACCATTTCTATTCTATATGGGTAAATGCTTCCGAGAAACGTAATCAATATGAAGCATTGAAAGTCATGTGGCATGACGTTCCAGGACGTGATGAGAAATGGCGTGTTGAGACTTTATCTGGTATGAATTTTGATACTCAGAAATTTGAACAAGAATATTGTGTAGAATTTATGGGTAGTTCTGGGACTCTTATCTCAGGCTGGAAACTAAAAGAGCTCGTCCATTTAAATACATTACATCAGAACGAAGGATTGTATGTCTATAAACAGCCAGAAGCTGGGCATTCTTATGTTCTCGTAGCTGACGTATCTAGAGGTAAAGGACTGGATTATTCTGCATTCCAGTTGATTGATGTGACTACCATGCCATATCAACAGGCTGCTATCTATAGAAATAATAATATAACACCCTATGATTTTGCTACGACAATAAATCAGATAGGTAGAATATATAACAAGGCTGCAGTTCTTGTAGAAATAAATGATATTGGTGAGAGTGTATCGGTAACTCTACACAACGATTTAGAATATGAGAACGTATTGTTCACTGAAAATGCTGGGAGAAGCGGTAAACGTATTACGACTGGGTTTGGTGGTTCATCGATTGATAAGGGTATCCGCACCACAAAAGTCGTAAAAGCTATCGGCTGTTCTATGTTGAAGTTACTTGTCGAACAGAATCAATTAGTAATTAATGACTTTTATACCATTGCCGAGCTCGGCACATTCTCTAAGAAAAACAACAGTTATGAGGCTGAACCTGGGCACCATGACGATTTGGTGATGTGTCTGGTGTTGTTTGGCTGGCTGACAGACCAACAATATTTCAAAGAGTATACGAATATAAATACTCTAATGAAATTGAGAGATAAGACCGACGAAGAGATCGAAAACGATCTTGTACCTTTTGGATTTGTAGATTTTGGTGAAGACCTGGATATTGTGTTGGACCCCACACCTTTCCGTGGGAATTGGCTATATCGTGATGATTCTGAGGAATTCAAAGATATATAAATAAAAACAGAATGAATAAGAGCCTTTCCATTGGAGGAGAAATAAAATGCCATTTCAATTAAGTCCAGGCGTTAATGTTACCGAAATCGATCTAACAGGTATTGTGCCTGCAGTTGCTACCTCTGACGGTGCTATTGCTGGTATTTTCCAGTGGGGTCCAGTTGGTGCAAGACGTTTAATCAGTTCAGAAGCAAACCTTGTTGCTGTTTTCGGTAAGCCAAATGCAAATAATGCTGAAACATGGTTTACCGCAGCAAACTTCCTTTCTTACACAAATCGCCTTTGGGTGGTTCGTGCTGCTAACACTACTTCTTCAAACGCTCTAGCTGGCGCACTTTCCGCTGTTGCTAACGTAGGATCAGTAACTAACGTAGTAGCCCAGACAGTTAAGAATGATACATTCTATCCACAATTAGATGGCACTTTTGATGCTGACGTTTACTACGTAGCAAGATATCCAGGCGCAATCGGTAACTCTCTAAAGATTTCAGTTTGCGATAGCGCTGCAGCTTATACTTCAAACCTTTATGCTAACGCAAAAGTAAGTTCATCAAACCTTGACGTTGTAGCTACTACAACCTTTGTTCTTGGTTCGAACGTAGCGACTGTTAACGCTATCCCAGGCGGTACTGGTTCTGCTGGCGATGCTAACACATATACTCATGCTCTTGTCGCTAACCTGACTATCGGCGACTATCTGACTGTTGGTAACAGCGCTCTTGGAACACAATATGTTCAGATCTCTGGAATCAGCTCCATCACTTCTAACTCGACTGGTTCTTACTTCGCTATTAACCTAGAAGAGCCATACAGATTAGCTTATAACTTTACTTCAAACGGTACTGTTAACAGCACTCTAAAGCGTAACTGGGAATACTTCAACGTAATCAGTTCTGCTCCAGGCCAGTCAAACTATCAGTCTAATTTTGGTAATACTTCAGCAAACGACCAGCTACATATCGTAGTATCTGATGAAAATGGTGCATTTACTGGTGTTCCTGGAACAATCCTAGAATCATATGCTGATCTATCGTTCGCTACTGATTCTAAGACTGATAATGGCGCTACAAACTACTACAAGACTGTTCTAGAAAATAATTCGTTGTATGTTCACTGGACACAAGATCGTGCAGGAACCACATCAAATACAGCTTTGAATATTACTTCTTCAACAAACCAGACTCCATTTACTCTATCGTTCAA